TGTGAATCAAGTAACATTAACAACGCGCAACATATAATCCCAGTTGGCCTAATTGTTGAACATAATGAGTTGTTCAAAATTTACCATAAACACTATAAATGTACACCTAGACCATCGTTATACCATAAAATAATATACGTCACTGATAAACCAAACATATATTCACCTTGTCCACCAGCAGGCGATGGTTCTGAAATAATAACACAACTACCTCATTGCTTCTATTTACACGTAGACAATTATGAAAAATGGAGGTCTTATCAACGAAATGAGTGTGGAAAATACCATATTGTCAATATGACTAACCAAACCTTAAATACCACGCTTTATACCGAAATCTATGAAAGATATTGGTTACCACAAACGTATGATAAAATCACCTACAACCTCCTTAGCGGAAAAATGAGATGGCATGACCTATTTGAAAGAACGCTTTATTGGCACCCCTTTTCATTTGAGCTTATAGAATGGATGGAACTTAGTCAAGGTATGCATCAATGGAAAACATTCATTAATGAAAAATATGATGATAATAACCGACCATTGCATACACCTTGGAAACGATATATTAACCTTCTGAATCCTATCAAAACCGTTATAGGCTCTATCATTGAATGGGATATACCGTCAAAAGTTAAAACATACGTACAACCTCAAAAGGAACGTAGTTGTGAACCATTACTACAAGAACAGATAACCAAGCACTGGCCTGAATTCGTCAATAATTTAAAACAACCACAGACCAACGACTCTGAAGTTCTTCAATCCTTACATAATTATGCGACCCTATGTCAAGCTGATTATAAATTACCAAGACACATTGTAGAATGGGCTTTTGAAATTATGACAACTTATGTTGATCATTCCAAAGATGGATTATTAACTGAATTGGAAATATGCGAACAACGTGATATGTCAAAAAATCCAGGAATACCCTTTATCAACTTTGGTCTTAGCACTGTAGGCGAATCTCGTGCAACATGTCCACAATACTGGTTTGGTTTTATAGATAATTATATCAAAGAAATAACACCAACCATAGACGCAGTATTTCCAAAGAGACAACCAGTTAAGAAAAACAAACTAACCAGAACCATCTTTGGTTGCGATACCGTCGAAGCTCATGTATTAATGATGTATTTTTTCCAAATGTATAAAAGCTTTGCAAATTACCAAGTTAACCCTAGTGGACTTGGCCAAGGCTTCAAACATGGAGAAGGAACAGCATATTTTCAACATATATCCAAATTCAAATATCATAAATGTAGTGATATTACTGGCTTAGATTACAGCACCATGACACAATTCATGTTATTATTTGTCAGTTATCTACACAAATGTAACAATTCTGTACCTAAAGAAAATGCTCTTTTCTTTTTTACTAACCTAACTAATAATTTTCTCTATGGAACCGCTGTTCATAACCGTACAGCTATCCAAAGAACTGGTAAAGTACCAAGTGGAAAATTTTTAACTGGTTATGTTAATACATGGATAGGAATTCTTTTAAAAACAGTCACATTTATAGTTGCGTATAACACCATCGGCAACGATAATACGCACTTTACCGTAACTGGTGATGATGACCAAGAGAACTCTGACATCAGCTTTGAAGATAGAATACCCATCATCAAAGCTATCACTGAACGTGTTTTTAATTTAACCTTAAAATTTCAAAGCGTCACCGACAGTATCTCTGATAAAGACAACCCACAAACCTATCTCGGTTATCATTGGGATGCTGAAGGAAATACCTTAAATGACGTTGATAAAGCGATAGGGATGTTATACCTAAGTCCTAAACCATACACAGAGCTAGACAAGATGAACCTTATTAGAAAACTGTATAGTTATTGTATGGAAAGTGCTAACACCGTGCACTGTGAAAAATTTATATCTATTTTGCAATTTTTTTGTGAGCATTATAACATTAAATCATTCACTTATAGTGACACCACTTATCAAGCGGAAATAGCTAATTATCTCGATATAAAAGTCGATAACCTAAAAAAGCTATTTAATGATAAGATAGATGATAC